GCAATGACGCGTGCCTGACAGCAGCTCAGGTTCAGTATTACCCTGAGCTGCTCTTCTCACCTCATAAAATCCAAATCATGGCTCAGTCACAACGCTGGTGTTTCACGCTCAACAACTGGACTCCCGACGATGTCGCAAGGATCCGAGCCCTCGCCCCCACCGTTCGTTATCTGGTCTTCGGACGGGAAGTGGGCGTTGGGGGAACTCCTCACCTACAAGGATTTGTCATCTTCAACACCCGCAAACGACTACGAGGAGTCAAGGACTTGCTCGGTGACCGATGCCACTTGGAACCCGCCAGAGGAACATCCGGACAGGCGAGTGACTACTGCAAGAAGGACAATGACTTTGAGGAGTTCGGACAAGTACCCGTTGCCGGAAAAACCAATCGATTCGAAGAGTTCCGTGACTGGATCACAGGATTGGGATATCGTCCGTCCGACACCGAGATTGCCCAAGAATATCCATCAATGTTCTTGCAATACGGCGAACGAGTCCATGGATTCATCGATGCACTCTTCCCCAACCCTGTACAGGTTGAAGGCGATTTTCGACCCTACCAACAAAACCTCGCAGATATCCTGCGCGGACAACCAGATGATCGAACTATCATCTTTGTTGTCGACGAACAAGGAGGTATGGGGAAAACTTGGTTCTGTAAGAAGTGGCTCGCCGACAATCCTAACACCCAATATCTTTCAATCGGAAAAAGAGATGATCTCGCTTTCTCGATCAACGAGCAATGCGTCTATTTCCTCTTTGACCTACCCAGATCTCAATCTGAGTTCCTCCAGTATTCAGTCTTGGAACAGTTGAAAAACGGACTCGTGTACAGTCCTAAGTACAACAGTCGCACTAAGGTACTTGGACACAATACACATGTTGTTGTATTCATGAACGAACGTCCAGATATGACCAAACTATCTGCCGACCGTTACAGGATCATTAATTGGCGTAGACTTTAATATATACTAATGCAAGGACTTCGCGGTAGCGAAGTCCGGATCCAACACGGCTTGTAACATTTAGGGTAAAGCCGGAAAAGGGGGTAGTGTAGGTAGGGATTATTTAGGATCCCTAAAATACACGAAAGGCTGGATGGTGCACGCGTAGGCATTAGGCCTACCTGAAGCCCCACCAATAGCCATGACATCATCTGCCCAAAAAACCATGTAAATTGGATTTTGCACTGATGCATCTTCTCCATCGGAGGAAAATTGAATCTGACGATTCACCTTGACATATGTGTCAAGAGTCTTGTGGAATGCAGGGGCACCGTTTACGGCAGGAACACCCAACTTCATACGATAATGGCGGAGAACAACCCACTTATCGGTGTTGATAGGGGCACATCTGAATTGATTCGAATTCAGGGCATTACTGAAGTCAATTGCACGATTAGTGCCATTGCCCCCACGAGCACCAAAGAAGTCGGTTTCAAATGCAGAGGGGTCATCGGGCAATTTGTTGTTATTCTCCTTCGGAGCAATAATTGCAACATTTAAGTGCAAGAGATCCCCTTGGGTGGTCAAAAGGTTGAACCATTCGGAGCATATCTTTATGCCCGACAGGTTAACAACAGTGCCCTCACGTCTTCTGTCCTCAAACCCAACACTTAAGTCAAGGAGATTGATTTTATACAAAATCCGGGTACCTGCGTTAAATGAGTCGTTGTATAAGTTTTCAACTTCAACCTTCTTTGCGTCGCTGGTACCAATGTCTTTTCCAATGTTGCGGGGACTAAAGTTCTCGCGACGAAGCTTCGCTTTCCTCGATCGGTAACGTCGCCATGCACGACCGACCACGCGCGCGGCCATATGTATTTTGGCACGATTGGCATAAGCAATGCGGGCAGCCCTTAAATATGGGTTTCTTCTTGCATATAAGGTCATAGACCGGCCAACTGCACGAGACGCGAACCGCGAACCCCTGAGGGCAATAGCACGACTGTATGCCATAATTGAAAAAACGTTTTTTATGGCACGCTCCTGGCACGCAATGACGCGTGCCTGACAGCAGCTCAGGTTCAGTATTACCCTGAGCTGCTCTTCTCACCTCATAAAATCCAAATCATGGCTCAGTCACAACGCTGGTGTTTCACGCTCAACAACTGGAC